AAACTCACGGTTTTAAGAAGATCACCTTGATCTTGTGGTATGGTACACCTTATAGTGTTACCAAATTCCACTTCACCTTCCACGTCTAAATCTGTAAAAAAAGGTGCAAAATTAGTATGTTTTTGAAAATTTTTTACGAAGTATGTGTATTCTGGATCATCCGTAAAAAAGGCGTCCTGTGGACCAGATATTTCTAATTGAACACGACCAGCCATTACTAGTATAACTCACTAAAATTTTAAACCACCAAGTCCGCTCTCTATTCTTAACACGTTATAGTTTACTCCATACACATACACTTTGTGACCAAAACTAGCGTCTGGTGTATCGAGTTCCATTTCTATTAAATTATGTGCTATTCTACTCATATTAACTTGACCGGTCGGGTAATACGTTTCGGGTTTCATTGAAAAACTATACACACCGAAATTACCGTTTGTTATTCCCGTGTAATATTTCAATGGTTGTTCGTAACACAACATTAAAGTATCTGCGTCGATGATTGTATTATTATTAAATTTCATGGTAACGTGTTTTATCGTTTCGTATTTATGTACATCATCACTTATCGCTACAAAAAACATTTCCTTTACCGGGTGTTTAAAATTTAACATACCCGATTTTTTAGATACACCTGGGTTAAACTTAAACTGTGACATTTGAATTTGTGATATAACGTATTCGATTGGTCGCGTTTGTAAGAATCTTTTTTCATTCTCGGTTATGAAAAAGAAATCGGAAACCAGTGATACTTTTTTGATAGACGATGAAACATTTGGAGGTGGATCTGATATCGCATTGTTAGACCTTGTATATGTTAGAACAACGTCGTCCAATTTTTTAAATTTTATTTCGACCTGAACTTGTTGTTTACTTAGTGCGCATACAGGTATTGCTAAACTTGGGTGCCTTAAAAAGTAAAAGGGTAATAAAATATTATAATCCCAATCGTACGATACATTTATGTAATTTCCATGTCCGGCTAAGAAGTAAAGGGTTTGTTTTATATCATCTTCGTTACTGTGTATATTGTTATACATGTATATGTAGTCCCCGGTCAAACGCTGTATAGTCTGACCACCGATACGTAAATCGGCGTATTCTATTATTTGAGCACCTATAGATTCTCTATAACTTACTATTTTAAGGTCTATTTGACCACCCATACCGGGGTGTACAGAACAGTAATAGTATAATGTCGATGGTGTACTTGAACTATATGTTGGTGTAAAAGTAACCGTAGCTGTACCCGGATTCGTAACACCCGTTGTATAATCTCCAGATAAAGGTACACTAAATCTATAAGCTTCACCACTAGACTGTCTCAGAGATACTTTACCTGGGTACGTTGTAGTATCAATACTATTCGGGAAAGCGTCAGTTGTATCGTTATCAGACCAGGTAAAGGGAGATACTTTCAAAACCTTTATCGTGTTAGCTGACGGTGTAGCTGGTACTGCCCAATTGTTCGTCGAATTTTCCCATAGTTTATACACGTAATGCGTTGCTGTATCCAAACTTGTGTATCTCTTATAATTGTAAAGAGTACCGATATTGTCAACAGGTGGTAATTCGTCGGGTGGGTTACCATCGGGTGATCTTGCAAATCTAAACGGGTGTGTTGGACTTGCATTGTTGAAGGTATACGTCGTACCTTCATAAAGTGTGAGTGTCGCCTGTTGATCACCGTCTATAAAGTATTTACCACCTGATTCTGAAACTGTAAACGTTTTATCCGGTGCCGTTGGTCTAGGTAAAGTAAATTTAAGCATCATACTTCTGATAAGATCTCCCTTATTCATTGGTATATTAGACTCAACGGAGCTATCGAAATTAGGATCACCATTGAACGGTGTTTCTATGGCTTCTATTGAAAATTTTGTGTGTCGTTTAAAATTCATCAGGAAATATGAAAATTCAGGTTCACCAGTAAGCCATTGGTCCTGGATACCAGTGACAGCAAGGTTCAATTTACCAGCCATTCTTACTTTATGTGAGTAAAATTTTATAAATTAAAACGAGGCGTTATGGTAGATGAATATTCAATTACGAAAGTTCAAACCTGAAAGCATGGCTGATGATAAAGTATGTGTTTTTATAGGTAAACGTAATACCGGTAAATCTACACTCGTTACTGATATTCTGTACCACAAAAAGCATTTACCAGCGGGAATAGTTCTATCTGCTACAGAGGAAGGTAATCATTATTATCAACAGTATATACCCGACCTATTCATATACGGTGATTACGATAGAGAAGCTATCGAACGCGTTATGGATAGACAGAAAAAGCTTGTTGGTGCGGGTAAGCCAAACTCTGGTGCGTTTCTTCTTTTAGATGATTGTATGTATGATTCTAAATTCATGAAAGATACGTGTATTCGCCAATGTTTTATGAACGGTCGTCACTGGAAGATATTTTTCATGTTAACTATGCAATATTGTATGGATCTTCCTCCAGCACTCAGGGCGAATATAGATTACATTTTTATTTTGCGTGAAAATATAATTCAAAATCGTGAGAAGTTATATAAAAACTTTTTTGGTATATTTCCAACGTTTGAGATGTTCAATAAAGTGATGGACTCTTGTACTGAAAATTACGAGTGTTTGGTATTAGATAACACGTCTAAGAGTAATAGAATAGAAGATTGTGTTTTTTGGTACAAAGCAAAGATTAGGAAAAACTTTAAGGTTGGTGCACCACAATATTGGCAAACACATAAGAAGATGTTTAATCCAAAACACGGTAACTTGAAATTGGGTGATCGTAACACAGTTAAAAAAACGACCACATTAAAAGTTATTAAGAAGAAATGAATAGTTTACGAACTTTATCGAAACAATTATTACATAAAAATATTATTACACCATTAGTTTATCCAGCATATAATGAAATTACATCAGGTGGTGAAAGCGATGAAGGATACCGTGTATTGGTTGATATTTGTCATAGTACAAAAACCATATACGTAGATGAAGACATGTGTGACTACGATAAGTTAAACGATTTACCACGAATTATAAAAACGTTTGGGTGTTTATACCCTAAATACAAACTAATCAGTTAATTATTTTAAATTGTTACATTAAATGATAAGTGTTATCATATTAAATTGGAAACGCCCCGATAATATAATAAACGACATATTACCAAAAATTGTTAATTACAAATTGGTTTCAGAAGTCATCGTATCTCACGGTAACAGTAAAACATACTTTGAAACACCAGAACTAAAAATTGTTAAACATTATCGGGATGAAAATATTAACACAAAATTAGGTGTCGCTTTACGATTCTCTAGGTCGTGCGATGCAAAAAACGATTGTATTTTAATAATTGATGACGATATGTTACCGTCAGAAAATTACGTTAACAAAATGTACAAAAAGTATAAAAAGAATCCTAATGTGGTTATAGGTTCAGAAAAAAGATACGTTTCCGAAACCAAAGGGTATTCAAATAAAAAGTTTTTAATGGGCGATCAACAAATTGTATTAACTCAAATTTTAATGACAAACAAATCGATATGTAAAGATTTCATGAACGAAAAACATAAGATGAATGACTTCGCCTTGAAAGCTAAACCAGTATGGAACGGTGAAGATATATTATTAAATTTAATTTACATTAAAAATTATAACAAAACCCCAATTTATTTGAAACCAACCAATGGTGATGTAAAGAAATTAAAAACCAATAACGCTATAAGTAGTGATACAGGACATTATAAATATAGAAGAGAGTTTTCTAAAGCAGCTTTAGAAAGATACGATATTAATACTAATTATAATTATATAAAATTATTAGTTTTACTAATTTTAATATTTTTATTGATAGTTTACATAATCAAGGTAAGTAAATAATCAGGCTAACGCGTAAACGTAAAAAATCAAAAAACTTTGCACATATAAATGTCAACTGACGTGAGTACTTTAAACCTTTCCGAGAATAGCGATGGTATGGTAGCATTAAATAATAACATGTCTACGAATTTCATAGAAAAAGGACAACAACCTATTATAGAACCGCCGAATATTGTATCGGAAAAAAATATTGATTTTAAACAAAGTACTATGGACTCTACTCCAATTCAAGATGTTATGCAAGCAGAATCACCCCTCGAACCACCAATGATGGCAGTTGACCCACGAATGACACAGGCGCAAGCGCAATCACCAATGATGGGTCTTCAACAACCAAACGAGTCTAGACAAAAGAATTCTAGCCAAAACCCATTTAACTTAACTGATGATCAGTTTCAAGCTCTCGTGGTCGCTGTTTGTACTGCGATAGCGATTAGTAAGCCAGTTCAAGAAAAACTCGCAAATTTCGTACCACAATTTCTTAACGACCAAGGGAACCGAAGTGCCGTTGGTTTGGGTTCGACTGGTGCAGTCGCCGCCATTGCATTCTTTTTGTATAAAAGATACGCTTAATTAGAATTAAAGTGTGAATACATTTTATCACCACCAAACAATAAATAAGAAATTATAAACCCAATGGTTAATCCCAATGCCCGAAGTCCAACAACAGTCACTGTACTCCGTGTATTTTTACCGAACCTAACAAAATCTTCTTTTATATTTTCGTTCGTTTCTGTAATTAAGAGTGTAAAAGCTAAACTTATTATAGTCGATATCAAAAGGAAAGGCATATCAAGGGAAAGACGTCCCCATACTTTACCACCTCTTGGCATCATACCCAAAACATTAGGTATAATAAACAATAAAAAGATCACATTAGACCAATATTCACTCGCGAGTAGTGGTATACTCGATAAAGATAAAATTCCATTCCATAATAAAATAGCTTTTGCTAAATCAACTTTTGTCGCTGACATTATTACATTTACCTTAGATTATTTATCCTGGACGTGTTTACCACAAAATTTAGTTTTGTTTGGTATTTCTTTATAGATTCCGAGTTGGACGCACATATCTCTCAATTTTTTGAAATTTGTCCAATAATCTTTACTGTGTGAATACTCATCGACCGTTGAGTGTGCGAGTTCGTGTATTAATACGTGGAATATTTCGTTCGTATCACCGTCTAAGCATAAACCAATTTCATTACCTTTATTCGTGTTATACCCAATGTGTCCATTTGTCCTGTGATACATTGTTAATGGTACTTCGTGACGTAAAACTTTAAACTCACTATGTCCAGTTGTTTGTATATGTTCCCTGAGAATTCTATATTTTTCCCGTACTTCTTTTACCTTTTCGTTTTGTTTCGTACTCATGTATATATACACGTTTATGATAAGTAGAAGTATAGCGAGTATCATCTTACCATAAACCTATATAAAAATATCAAGTAAAGGTATATGAGTAACTCCAATGTTCCCCAGGAACTTCGTAACCTCGGTGTTAGGAACATGAATATTACAGGTCTTGATCTAGAAAATAGAAACTTAACCAATTTACCATCATCTATTGGTAAACTTAAAAAACTAGAGGAACTTATTTTGGCCGGGAATGATTTAAACTCATTACCATCATCTATTGGTAACCTTAAAAAACTTACGCATCTTAATTTGAACAGTAATGATTTAACCTCAATACCAACATCTATTGGTAACCTTAAAAATCTACAGGTACTTACGATGAGTAGTAATCGTTTAAACTTGTTACCATCATCTATTGGTAACCTTAAAAATCTACAGGTACTTGAGTCGGAGGGTAATATTTTAAACTCGTTACCATCATCTATTGGTAACCTTAAAAAACTTGAGTTTTTTGGTTCGGGAGATAATAAATTAAACTCGTTACCAGAATCAATCGGTAAACTTACAAAACTTGACACACTTAAATTGTCTGATAATCAATTAAACTCGTTACCACCACAAATCGGCAACCTTAAAAATCTTACGTTTCTTGGATTGGCTGCTAATAAATTAACATCTATACCAAAAGAGATCGGTAAGCTTACAAAACTCGAGGCAATTCTTTTAGGCTTTAATAAGTTAACCTCGTTACCAGATGAGATCGGTCGTCTTCCAAACCTAAGCTCCATTTATATACATAGTAACCCAAACCTTAGAATTATACCAAAATCACTTCATCGATCTGGTTTAAGCATTACTAAGAGTAGTTGGACACGTTTTGAACATATACCACTTAGACCTGTACAACGTAGAAACGTACCCCTAAACACTAATCGTAACGATCCTATATCTGGGTATAATTTTAGTGTCGGTAATAATGCCTTAAACCTCGGATACAATAGGTACTTAACTGAAAAATCACTTCTAAACTGGATAAAAACGAAAAATAAAAATACTAATATCACTAATATTAACACTTTATACAGTCTTAACCCAAACACAAATATCGTTTCAAATCCATTTACACGACAACCATTATTTAGAAGAAACTTAAATTTCGTCAAGTTTGTAAAACCAAATAAACCAAACACACCGAACACTCTCGTGAAAAACCTAAACAAGATGAAATTAAATAACATACCAAAAACACCGAACAAACCAAACACGATAAGAAAAAAGGCGGGTAACGCCGCTCAGAGTAGACGTACTAACAGAAACTAATCATTTCTTATACACAAACCTAAATTTACTATACAAATCCGAAACCGGGTTCCCTTTAAGATCTTCCCACAGTGTTAAAGTAAACCCCAAATTTTCCATTCGCGTGAATAACATATCTTTA